TTTCCCTTGTTCTGCTTTCATATTATTTATTCTCCTTTAAAATATTCAATAATTCTTTTGGATTTGTAGATTTATCAAATTTGTGTTTTTCATCAATATGACCCGTGTTATAAACCACATCGTGATATTCTACATATTTAATAGCATTGTCGTTTTTCAATTGTAATTCGTTCTTTTCTTCAATTAATGCTTTTATTCTACCAACTAATTTAGTATCTAAATCACACCAAGTATTTGTTCCTATTGATATACTTGTAGGGTTACTTATATAAATTTTATTTCTAAATAATTCGTTAATTTCTATTATTTGTTCTATAACATTTTTGCATTCTTTAATTATTTCATTAGTAGTCCATTTTTTGCCATCTGTTGCAAATTCAGGATATGTTAAATCTGTACCTGTAAAATCATTACAATGAGCATAATCCCAACCTATAAACCAACTATTATCTAATTTTGTGTCATTACTAATTAATAAACATTTATTACTATATGTTAATCCCCCGTGTACAATGATATCACATCCCATATCATATATTTCATTATAACTTTTAAAATACAAGCAATTATCTTTAGATATTTCTACATAAGCAGTTGGATGTGTTCCTAAATTCATAACGTAATAACTATATCTTCTGTATTTCCCTTTATAAAGCAAATCAATTATTCTTTTGCTGTGATATACCATTTGTTTTATTTCATTTTCCATATTTTGCCTCCTTTTATTTTAAATATAATTTTTATAATATCTTTTCTTAAAATCTTCTTTTGTTTTGTTGTAATATTCCATATAAGTCTTTTGTCCTAATTCTTTTAACCATAACCACTCTTTTGCATTTTTATGTATTGAATGTTTATCTATTCTGTGTAATTGTGGCGTAATAAATATTACAAGGCCATCTTCTATTGATTTCTTTCTATTTCCACCATTGCCTTCAAATATTTCGTGTCTTTCACTACCATTAAATCTAAAATTACGATAGTATGGTGGGTTGTCTTTCATTATACAAAATTCTTTATCCAAAATATAATAACCATTTCCCTATATTATAATGTATTTGTGTTTCTTTTAATTCTTTTATTTTATTATTATTTTCCACGTATACATCAATTTGTTTTAACATAAGTTCGTTTGTTTTTAATTGTGGATATGTCATAATCATTATTTCAATTGTTTCAGGCTTAAAATCTTTTAATGTTTCTTTTTCATAATCTATATATATTTTAACAAATTCATTAACTTGTTTTTCTATTTTTTCGTTTTCTTCTTGATATATTGATATAGTTTTATTTGCATAATATCCTACACTAATTTCTATAATACCAGATATTAAAATTACAATACTAATAATGCCTATTGCCCAACCTGCATAACAAAAAATTGAATTAAACATATCTTTTATATCATTATTTTCTGCCCAAGCTGTTATAGTTTTATAATATCCAATAAAACATATTATTGTTAATATCAAAAATAAAATAAACATAAAATCACTCTCCTATTTTAATAATTTTATTGCTCTATTTCTTCCGTTGCCTTTTGAAATATAACCTTTTTGTTCTAATCTATCTAAATAATATTGTGTAGTTGCAGGAGAAGTAAATCCACATACTTCCCCTAACTCTCGTACTGATGGTGGATATCCATTATCTTTTATAAATTCTTTTATTGCATTAAATACTATTTCTATTCCTTTACCTCTTTCATATTTACCCATCTATATTACCCCATTCTTTGTCATATTGATTTAATAATACTCTTAATTGTAATTTAGCAACATTTAAAGCCTCTTGATTTGCATTATATAATACTTCTGCACTATCCCTTTCAAATCTTAACCTTGCTATTTCAGGATAACCATATATTACTAATTGAATTAATGTTACAGGCATCCCACCATCTTTTAATTCTAGTGCTTTTTTATTTACTGCTATCTTATAATCTCTTTCGGCTTCTGCAAACTTTTGACCCGTATTTTTTAAACTACTTACATTTTTATCAACCCTTATTTGTTGTTGTTTTATTTCTTCTAATATATCCATTAAATCATCTCCTTAAATATTGCCATAAGAACATTTACTACAATGCTATCCCCTGCCAAATGGTATAAACTACTATCACTTTGTTTTTTTGCAACATTTTCAAAATCTTCATCTTTTACACCCATTAATCTAAACGTTTCTTTACAGGTAATTTTTCTTATTCTACATTTATCCAATAATCTCATTGAATTATGATAACCCATATCAACAGTTTGACATAAATTATTAGGTACAACATTTCTATTGTATAAATCTAACATTTGTGTTTTTTCTATATCTTTTACATTTAATATTGTTTCAGTTAATTGTTTTCTATATTCATATATTTTAATATCTTTGCTTTTTGTGTGAAGTGTTGGTGCTTTATCTTTCCATACTCTACATAATTGTTCAAAAGCCCCATTGTATCTATCATATTGTGTATATTCTGGATGTTCTTGTTTTGTTTTAATAATATGTTGTAATAAATCATCATCAATGTAATACTTTTCATCTACATTATCCTCTAGCATATCTTTTAATTTTAATTTAAGTGGTATAGGTTTAGGGAATGTATAACTATATTCTCCCAATATTGAAACCATAAAACATCTATTTCTTGTTTGAGGTATCTCAAAATCGGTTGCAATTAAATCTTGAAAGTAATTATTGTAACCAAGTTCTTCTAGTCTTAATTTCCATTTGTTGAAGTCTGGTAGGTTATCTTGACTATGCACTTGTGGTACATTCTCCATTAAAAGTATTTGTGGTAAATTACCTAAATCTTTACACTCTTGTAATATTCTTTCTACTTCCCATAACATACCACTACGAGTAGATGTATCGCTCATTCCTTTACCTTTACCTGCTAGGCTTAAATCTTGACAAGGAAATGAATAAGTCATTATGTAGCAATATTTATCGGTATCTACTATTTCTAAATCTTTGCCTTTAACCTGTTGTATATTTACTAAATTGTGTGTTATTGCTATGTTCTTAATTATTGTTTTAAGTTGTTCTTCACTTAATCTGTTTATTTGCTCTTTAGTCATTGGTTCATTATAATTACTTGATATTCCTTTTTGATATAAAAACTCTACCATTTCTTTTTTTGTTCTTTGCGAGTTTAGTTCTATGTCCTTATCAGTAAAATGTATATCTTTATAAGCCTGAATACTTTTAATAGCCCATTCGCATATCTTCCAACGTTCAAATGGTACTCCTAAATACCTTAATGCCAATGCTTGACTACCATACCCACTAAATAGTTCTATAAGTCTTATTGGTTTAGTTATTTTGTATTTTTCGTATTCTATATCATATAAACTTAATTGAACTCCATTCATATTATCTCCTAATAAAATGGCAATTCTTCTTCAGGTATTACAATATCTTTACCTGCGTACCAATCATCTGTAGTATTTTTTTGTTCTTTCTTTGGTTCTTCAACTTTTTCAAATTCATTGATAAATATATATACTAATGTTCTCTTTTCTATTTTATAAAAATCTAACCAAGCATTCTTTATTCTTATCTTTGTTCTATCTTCGATTTTTACATCTTTTTTAAATCTGCAAGGCATATATCCATTTTCATAAGTACCATCTTCTTTTTTCTTTGATAGACCTATGCTGTAAGATACTTTCCCATCTTTTTCATTTTTGTATATTGTTTTTTCTTTTTCTTCTATTATATTCATTATTCTTCACCTAACTTTTTAATAGCATCTTTAATTTGCTCTATTAACATTGTACTATTGCTTGTCGCTTTATAGTATTGATAAAATTTCCCTCTATCAAATTTATTATTTTTATCTTCTTTTTGTTCTATTAACTTTGTCATCGTCATCAAATCATCTTGTAATTCTTGTTCTTTTTCTTGTGTTAATAAAGTAAATCTTATATTATTTTTATTATCTCTTATTATTAAATTTTGTATATTTCTATCTTCATCATAGTCTATATATTCTACCCAAAATCTTGTTTTTGTTTCATATTTATCTTTACTATTTTTGTAAAACTCATCTACTTCTTGTTGTTTACCATCAACTAATATTTTATATTTTATATCTTTTCTAGGTGTTATAAATATATTAGGTGCTGTATAAAGTTCTCTACCTATTCCCCAATTGAAACAAGCACGCTTGAAACTATCACTTGCTAACCCTTTTTCTGCCTCTGCAAAACTTTCTGTTCCTGTATTTTCTTTTTCAACCCATTGTTTTTTTTCATCATCCCAAATACTTACAATACAGTTAGCATTATCTCTTGTATATTTATCTTGCCAATTCATAGCACCTACTGTTTCATCTAAAATATTTTGGTCTACTCTTGCATCTTTGTATAGTAATAATGTGCAATAATTACTTGCTATTTGTGATATTCTACAATCAATCTCATTTGCTTTTAATGTTCTAAATTTTTTCATATATACCTCCATATCTTTAATATAATTATATCATATATTTGTTCTTATTTAAAGAACTTTTTAACTTTTCTTTAAATTCTTCTTTTTCATCTAAATAATTCATTCTTTTACACCAACTACATATTGTTTTTGGAAATCTTCCCGACATATACACATTATGTCCGCATTTACATTTATGTTTAAATTGTGACATATATTCAGTATGTTTTTCTATATCATCTTTTTTCTTTTTTCTCACATTTATCCCTTTCCTTCCTCTATTCTTTTTATTTGTCTTTTTATCTTTTCTTGCATTATTTCAGTTATTTGCATTTCACCTATTCCATAATATAGTCTAAATTGTTCTAGCATTACCATTATATCTGCTATTTCTTCTGCTATATGATTTACATAATACTCAATATTTACATTCATTTGAGTAAATGATTTAGGCTCATATTGTTCAGCTTTTATAATTGCCTCATCAAGTTCGTAATACTCACTATGTATGTATTTTAATTGTGGCATTATTCCATAATGATTAATTATTTTTAATAACTCGTTTTTCATTTTTCTCCTTTCTTAGTACCTTTGGTTTATCAAATTCCATATATAACTCACAACCTTGTTCGTGTACTATTATTGCTTCTTGATATATATTTCTATCTAGTTTATCTATTTCACTATATTCTTGTATCTTATTTTCAAATTCACTTATATATTCAAAATTAGGTTGTTCTCTTTTTCTTGCCCATAATATGTACATTTAGTTCTCCTTATCTAGCATTTCTAAAAGCTCTTTAGCTTCGCCTTTTTCCATTGGAGTATATATACAATATTCGTCATAACACCAATCATCACCAATTTGTCTTTCATCTCCGCAAAAATGTTCATATATAATTGTTCTTACTTCTTTTATGATGTTTCTTAAAACATTTATTTCTTTTGTTTCTTCTAATAATCTATCAATATAATCATTTGTTTCTTTTACATAATCTTCAAATATATATGATATAGAGTTTATATTATCTATTGCACTTTTTAACTCATATTCTTTTTGTTTATATCTTTCACTCATTCTTTTTTTCTCCTTATCTTTCAATTAAATTACAAGAAACATCATCTTTTAATTTATATATTCCATCATAATCTATATCTAATTCAACTTCTCCATACTCATCTATATCTCTATCAGTTATTCCACAAGCACACCACATAGGTTCAATTTTATTACATTGTTTTAATAATTGTTCTAGTGTAATATCTTTTGGTGCTTGTGCTACAAAACAAATATCACAACCATTTAATAAAAACTTTATCTTATTCATCTTTATTCTCCTTATCTAATATTAGTAAAAGTTCTTCTGGTATAGTCATAATATTTGCATATTCTTCTACCATTTTATTTTCTCTAATTACTTTATTATAAGTTTCTATAAATTCTCTTACTTCTTTTATGATGTTGTCTTTTTGTTGTAATTGAGATTTTAATTGTTCGTTTTCTTTGACTAATTCACCAATTATATTTTCTTCATATTCAGTTTGTTGCCATTTTAAATCTTCTAATTCTTCTTCACTCATTACTACTATCTCCTTTTAGTTCTTGTAATCGTTCATCATTCACTCTTTATCACCTCTTAGCTCTTTAATATAATCATCAACATCAAATGGTACATATTTATCTATTGGGTTTTCTTCATAGTCATAATCTTCTTCTGCTGTGTATAATTCTAACTTTTCTAATTCATTTATAATATTATTTAGTCTTTCGTTTTCTTTTTGTTGATAATCTAATGCTTTGCAAGTTCTTAATAAATATTCAATATCCATATCGTAAGTTAACCCTTGTATACTTCTTTTATACTTATATATTTCGTATAAATGTTCTTTTAAATTTTCAACTTCTTTATTCACTCTTTATCACTTCCTTGTAATATGTCTAAAAGTTCTTGTCTTAATAATTCAGTTCCAAAATCGTAATCAACATAACCACTATTGATATTTAATTTTTCTTTTATACATTCTATTGCTTTATCTATTTTTTGGTTTAATTCTACAATTTCTTTCGCAAAATCTTCTCTATCTTGTTCTAGTATTTCTATATATTTTTCAGGATTGGTTTTCTTTAAAATTTTTTCTAAATACATTTCCATATCATTATCCATTTTTACCTCCTAATATATTTAATAGTGTTTCTTCTTCAATATTATATATTTTTTCATAATCAGAATTTTCAATTGCATAATAATTGATACATTCAATTGCCTTATCAATTTTTTCCTGTAATTTATCATTTTCACTAGAATAATAAACACCATTTTCATACATTTCTAGTTTTGCTTTTAGAACTTTGTTTTCTTCTTGTAATGTTGTTATGTAATCTAATAATGTTTTTGCAGTTTTAGGAAATAATAAACAATCATTATCTTCATTTTCTTTTGCAAACTCTAACCCTATTAATGCTTTTTTTATTTCTTCACTCATAACTTATATTCCATACTTTCAATAATTTTTTCTAATTTTTCTATTCTATCTTCTAATGAGTTTATATACTCTATCATTTTCTTTTTGCTAGGATTTAATCCCATTTTATAAGCATGTTTAATATTATATTGTCTATCGCACCATTCAAGATTTTCAACTTTATTATTTAGTTTATTACCATCAATATGATTAACTTCAGATTTATTATCTTTATTTTCAATAAATGTAATAGCAACTAATCTATGAACTAAATAATATTTTTTAATATGGTCTTTGTTAGTTAATGGGACTTTATAATATTCGCCACCATTTGTAGAATTTTTCATTATATGTTCTTTAATCCAACCCCAACCTCTATTGCAATTCTTTTTTCTTTTTAATGCTTTAACTCTACCTAAATTACTTACTTCATATAGTTCTTCAAAATTAGGTATTGGTTTCCATATTTCATTTGATTTCATATTTTATCGCCTCAAATTGTTCTTTTGTTACTATTGATTTAATATCTTCTTTATATATTGTTTGATATATATATTCTTCTTCATCATTAAATTTAGTTTTAAAGCATTTATAACCAACGTAAATACAGTTTTCACCTAATTCATATACTCTACACCCATTAACATAATCTCCTACTTCTATTAAATCTATTATGTTTGGGCTTGATTTAATTATTTCATCACAATCATATTCATTATCTCTAACATCTAAAAAAGTTTTATAATTAAAAGGATGCTCTAGTATTCTTTTTATTTTTGTTATCTCAACATATTCGTTAAGTGTATTTATTACTCTTACATAATCTCCATTTTCCATATTTACTCCTTTGGCATTTCATATACCTTAGATGGCAAATATAAACTTTCAATATGTTCTTTATCGTTGTTATATATTATTGTAGGTTGTAATAATTTTTGTATCTCATCTAATACTTCTAATGCTCTTTCTTTTGTTTTATATTTTCCCAAAGTATAAGTTGCTAAGTCTTTACCTATATAATCT